CGGCTGAAACAATCGAATATGACGGACGATGCCAAACATATTGCACTAGCAAACACGCATCTAAGCAAGCGGCTGGAATATGTCAGCGATCACATAGGCGTATGAAAGCAAAAGACAATAACATTCTAAAGTAAGGGGGTGAAACAATGGCAAAGACTACATATAAAGATTGGGAAGAAAAAGAAAAGATTTTACTGTTGCAAGGTTGGGCGCGTAACGGTTTAACGAATGAACAGATTGCATCTAATATGGGGGTTGCAGTTTCCACCTTATGGGAATGGCGCAAGAAATCACCGAAAATATCGAACGCCCTAAAAATAGGAAAAGACGAAGCAGATTTGCAAGTTGAAAACGCACTTTATAAAGAAGCGTTAAAAGGAAACACAACCGCAATTATATTCTGGCTTAAAAATCGTAAGTCTAAAGAATGGCGCGATAAGATACAACAGGAAATCACAACAGAAAGCGCCGTTAAGTTAGTTATTGATAATAATGAATTGAGTGATACAGATGAGTAAAACAAATCTGTTTCGCGATGTGATACGGCCAACGCCTAAGCAAAAAGAATTCTTGCGTGCGGTTAAGCAAAACATATATACACTATATGGCGGCGCTGCTGGTGGTGGTAAATCATATATACTCCGCTGGGGTTTAATTTGGCTTTTAATCGACTGGTTTATTAAAACAGGAATTAAAGGCATACGTGTTGGGTTGTTTTGTGAAGATTACCCAAGCCTTGATGATCGTCAAATCTCTAGAATCAAAATGGAGTTTCCGGAATGGTTAGGAACCTATAAGGAAAGTAACCACGAATTCACATTGAATGATGAATTGGGCGGCGGCGTTATCTGTTTTAGAAATTTGGATAAGCCAAGCAAATACCTTTCAAGCGAATTCGCTGCTATTGCTATTGATGAATTAACCTTGAACAGTCGCGATGTATTCGACTTTTTGCGCATGCGGTTACGCTGGACTGGTATAACTGATACTAAGTTAATAGCTGCAACTAATCCGGGCGGTAAAGGCCATATGTGGGTAAAGGATTTATTTATTGATAGAAACTTTACAAAAGAAATGCAACCGTTCGCCGATAAGATTGCATATATCCAAGCAAGGGCAAGCGATAACCCGCATCTATCACAGTCTTATATAGATGCATTGAATACCTTGCCGGAAAAACTACGTAAAGCATACTTGGACGGCGACTGGAATATATTTGAAGGTCAAGTATTCACGGAATTCAGAACCGATAAGCACGTAATAGAACCGTTTGAAATACCGCATCATTGGCAACGGTATCGTTCAATGGACTGGGGATATACGAAACCGTATGCAGTATATTCTTATGCGGTGGATTATGACGACGTTTTATATATTACTGGTGAATATTACGGTTGCAAGCCGGGCATGCCGGATACTGGTACACAGGAAACCGCGCGGGAAGTAGCACAAAAGATAGAACACTTAAAAGACTATCAAGGAGTAGCAGACCCCGCCATATGGCAACGTACAGGACATGACGGGCCAACGATTGCGGAAATATTTGCAACGGAAGGCGTGTATTGGGTACGTGCTGATAACGATAGATTAGCTGGACTTATGCAAGTGCATCAACGACTAAAAGAAGGTAAGTTAAAGATATTTAGTAATTGCGTACACTTGATTAGAACCTTACCGGCTTTGACATATGACAAAATCAAAGTTGAAGATGTGGATACAAAACAAGAAGATCATGCATATGATGCGGTGCGTTATATGTGTATGGCGCGGCCTGTTAAATCTGTTAAGCCTAACAAACAATTTAATGACGGTTATAGATACGATGATGATACAGAAGGGGAAGGTACTGCATGGGGCGTATGAGTGAAAAGGCGTTACGAGATTACGCCTATAAGGTGTTAAAGTCAGAATACGGCGAACGAGAAGAAAAGGGCGTTATTATTCCGGCGAAATACACCGATGCGGAATTGGCGAAATTTGCACGAGCAATGCCACAATGGCAAATAGAACAAATGTACGATATGATATATGGTTCTGAAATGGTGGAATAATGAATATAGAACAAACATTCGATATATACGAAGCAAAAAACAATGTTAAAAAAGCATTAGAAGCCACGTCAGACTGGCGCAAGGCTGCTGCGGAAGATTTTGCATTTATGCAAGGTAAACAATGGGAAGATGCTGATTTAACTAAAATGCGTGAAGCTGGACGGCCAGCAATCACAATCAATAGAATTCGACCGGTTATTAATCTGTTATGTGGTTATGCATCACAGAATGAAACAGAACCGGACTTTTTACCACGTAGCGAAGAAGATGACCGCATCAGTCGAGTGGCTAAAGGCATTACAAAATACTGCTTAGACCGTGCGAACTATCAACGGAATAAGGGTAAATGTTTTAGAGATAAGATTATTTGTGGTTTAGCCAATTACTGGGTAAGCTATGAATTCGACTATACGAAGCTAGACGGCACAATTCAAATCGAACGTGTTTCTCCGTTCGATGCTTTCATAGATCCGGAATGTAAGAAGGATGATTTAAGTGATGCTCAATATGTTGGCCGCTATAGCTGGGAAGGTACGGCGAAGTTAAAGCAAGTATACCCAGATAAATCCGATGAAATCGATACACTTAAACATAAATACGATGATACCGAACAGGAAGCCGGCGTTATTGAAACGGTAGACGGTGAGGCCCTTTGGTATAACAACAGTTACAATAAAATCCGTGTAGTGCAGTATTGGTATAAAGAATACGGCAAAAAACACGTATTCATGACAAAGGAAGGTTTGATTGATGAAGAAAATCCTCTATTTGTTGTACTAATGGCTATGGGTAAAAAGCCTACTAGCATACCAGATACAAAAATCAGATATGCAACGTTTGCCGATGATGTACTACTAGAAGAAGGTGAAAGTCCTTATAAGCACGGTAAATTCCCATTAGTGCGTGAATATTGCTACTATACCGGCGAACTAGCAGAAGATGAACTAGAACCAGCTGGAGTAGTTCGTGATATTAAGGATGCACAAAGAGAACTTAATAAAAATCGCAGTCAACGCATGCATGTTGTTAATCAACAGTCTTTAGGTGTGAAGTTCTGGAGTGGCCAAATAGACGAACGCCTTAAACGTGATATTGAAAAGAATAGCACGAAACCGGGTGCAAATATTATGCTACCTCCGGGCGTAACATTCCAAGACGGAACGCCGGCAATGGATAGCAATATTAATTTAAGCCTTGAACAACAAGCAAGTAATGACTTCTATTCTATCAGCGGTATTACTCCGGAAAGCCTTTCCGGTAGCGTTGGTGCTATGAGTGGTAAGGCGATTGATCTCCGCCAATCTGTAACAACCGTTCAAACGGCTGGCATATTTGAACAGGCGAAAGAAGCAGAACGCCAAATTGTAAAACTCTTATGGGGTGAAAAGAACGCTCCGGGGTTAATCCCTCAATTCTACAACCAAGATAAAGCCATGCGCATTATGGGTGATGATGGACAAAAGGAATTTGTACAGATTGCACCGGGCCTTAATCAACCTATGCAAGAACAGGTTTTGACAGATGCACTAGGTCAACCACGAGTAGACCAAGAGGGCAACCCAATCAAACAGGTTCTATATGATCTAAGCTGCTTTGATTTTGATATTGTGATTAGTACAAGCCAAGCAAGCGCAACGGCAAGACGTGCTAACCTTTATCAATTATTGGAAGCTAAGAAAAGCGGCGTTGATATTCCTATGGATATTATTCTTGATTTCATGGACTTTCCAGAAAAAGAAGCAGTTAAGAAACGGATACAACAAGCGGCAGAAAAGCCGGCTATGCCAGAATTGCGTGTTAGCGGTAGCCTAGATGATATGCCAGCAGAAGCATTAAGCATGTACTTGCAAACGCTAGGGGTTGAGATTTCACCACAACAAATCATGGCGGAACGTCTAGCCTTGAAAGGTAGGCAACAAAACATTCAAAATGAACCGCAAATTTTACCGCCTGTGAACAATTTAGGCGGTATGTAATATAAACTATCAACACAATAATAAAACGCTCCTATATGGGGCGTTTTTTATATTTCGCCCTAAGCAATGGCGTTAAACTACTTGCACTTATTCACTCGCCCGGCAACGGCGTTAAACTGCCATATTCTTGTATTCGTCCGGCAATGACGTAAAAAGGCAAAGGAGTATTTGATATGGAAAAAGATTTAGTAAACATCGAAGAAGCTGGTTTCACTCTAGAAGATTTAGAAAATGCGGGCGTAGAACTGGAAGATACAACCGAAGAAACGAATACACAGGAAGGTGCAAACGATGTTCCCTCTACCGAAACACCGGAAAGTGATGCGAATGATGCGGAAGTAGAAACAGAAACGCCAAACACTAACGAAGGTGAAACGGAAGAAGAAAATCATGCGAACGATCAGAACTTAAAAGCGGCACTTGCACAGGAACGCGCAAGACGTAAAGCAGCGGAAGAACGTGCTAGACAATTCGAAGCGCAACAAAAACCAATTGAGTTACCGCAAGAAGAAGTATCAAATATTCGCGACTTCGTACGCCGTGAAGCGTTAAAACGTTTCAATATGACGGCGGAAGATTTAGAAGGTTTGATGTATGAAGATGCTGAAA